TTATCCGTTTCCTCATATACAACTTTCTTTTTTATGGTTCCGTCCTCCTGTTCAATTTCAGTCGGCGTACCTTTCCACTGTGGTTCCCCCTTAACAAGTTTTTTAGGACTATTTTTATACGCAATAATTAGACACTCCTTTGGGTTATAAATATATGGTTGGCTACAACTCATCCAAGAACCCCAAGCGGTAGTCTTACTTCTATGGGGACTATCTTCAGCCAAATCAATTAACCCAAACCAATTAAACCCTAATTTTTTCATAATATTCCATATTTCAGAAACAATAAATACCCTACCACCTCTTTCTTTTAGGTTAATTTCAAATGGTACGTTTACACATATTCTACCATCATCCTTTAATACCCTAAAAGCTTCCTCTAACCATTTAGTGGAGAATTTTAAGTACTCTTCTAAAGTTGTATTATCATTATAAACGTCATAGGATATGTTAACCGAATATGGTGGGCTAGTCACAATTAAGTCTATTGACCCCTCAGGAAGATTTGACATAACTTCCACACAATCCCCGTTGATAACCTGATTCAACATTTTTTCGATATTCTTTGTATCTTTCATAATATTCTTTTTTTCTTTTTAAATAAATTTTAGAGTCGAAATAAATGTAATCTAAAAAACTTCTAATTCCAACTATATTAACAATCTTAATGGTATATCTACCACTATCTTCGTGTATTCTACCAATGTTGGGTAGTTTAGACATCACCTCAATTAGGAATTCTCTAAACTTTTCAGAGGCACAAACTATGGTGACTACGGACATCTTAGTTGATTCACTATAAAAAAAATTACCATCACCATCATAATAACCCCTTATAAAATCTTTATAAAATTCCTCACTAATATTTGGATAATCAATAATAAACGTCTTTCTTGGGGCACACCCTTGGTTAATTAAATCTTCAACCATTTCCCCACTATTGACTCGAATAACGCAATTATTTGACACTGAGGGGGTTCCCTTTTTTGATGTTGTTTTACTTACATTATAAAATATTTTATGTTCAGAATTTAAATCATTTTTAAATTTTATTAGATGGTTTTCATCTTTTACCGATAACTTTAACACTACTTGAGCCCCGGTTTTAGTTTTTCTAACACAACCATCGGCAAATAAAAAACCTAACCAATACGCCTTATCTTCAGAATCAATAACGTTAAAATAAGAATGGTTCACATTAAATCTACGATTAGTTAATTCTATATTATTTTTATTTAGAATACGTTTTATTGGTCTTAAAGAAACCCCAAAACTTTTTGCAACTTTTTTTAAATTTTTCAATTCGTTATACCTTTCTATAACTAAATTATCATCTATATCTATTCTACTTCCCATATATATAAATATATGTTAGTGTGTAGAAAGTCACATTTCTTTTTTTTATTTAATACTTTCTAAAAAATCCCACACCTCATTAGAGAATTCCTCATATAGGTCACCATCCTCATCATCCGATAAGTCCACTATAAACTCATCAACACAAAAATCCACAATTATTCCGTGTACTTCTCCAAGTGTTTGTTCATCATTTTTTAATCCCTCATATAGATTAATAATATGATTTTTTTGATCTTCTGTCAACTTCATTTTTATTTATTTTTTAATGTTTCTATGTGATGTTCTAAATACCATAAAGCCTTTTTAAGGTCTTGTAATTCTTTATCCGAATCTTTCTTACCCGCCCTTGATATATACTTTACTGTATTCCCTAATGAGAATCCTAATTCCCAAGCGTCAATTACTTTGATTGCTTCATAAGGGTTATCTTCTCCTCCATAATGTTGGGGGTGGTTTACTTGTTCTATTTTTGGTGGGGGACACATACAAAGTACGTTAGCCCCACATACACATTCTTTTTCCATTTATTTTATTTTTTTCTAATTATAAAACAATTACCATCTAACAAAGATTCTGGTCTAGCCTTAAATGAATTGGGTAATGTCCCTATTATTTCATAACCATCAAGTGTAGATATAATATGATCCACCATAGGTCTTACTTCAGGGCTAAATTCATAATCATTATAATCGTCAAAAACAATATAACCACCATTTTTAACCATTGTTGAGTATAACTCAAAATCATTTTTCACTCCATTTGATGAGTGATCACCATCTATAAATAAAACATCAATATCATCAATGAATGTTTTAAGTTTTTCTACCGTTTCTATTTTCTGAGAATCACCTTGAATATATTCATAATGATTATTAAAAATATTAAATTTTTCTATATTTCTAATTGGGATTTCAGGTGATATAGGGATTCCTAAATCTATACTAAAAACATTGGTATTTTTTCTTTGACATATTAATGATGCCGATCCACCAGCATAACATCCAATCTCCACATAATTAAGATGGTAATCATCGGGATACGTTTTAACTATGTCATATAAAATATGATAATGATGATGAAACGTTTCTCCATACATTTCATTTGATATTCTTCTTGTAATATTTAAAGATTCTTCTGTGTGTGTCATAATAATTTATTTTATTTTTTTTGCAGGTACACCCACGTATGTTCCAGATTCCTCTATATGTTTAACTACCGCAGCATTTAACCCAATCGTTGTTAAGCTATGTATTGATATTTTTTCTTTAACTGACGCATTTGTACCAATGTAAACACAATCATATATTTTACAATTTCCTGATATTTTAGCACCAGGTGCAGTAGTAAAATAATCACCAATCTCACAATCATGTCCAATAGTTGTTTGAAGATTTAAATGGGTATGTTTACCTATCTTAACATTAGTTGTAATAATAGTCCCTGCACATATAATACTACCTTCTCCAATTTTAACATCATCACCAAGTATTATCACATTAGGGTGTATATGTGTAAAATATTTTGTTTCTTTTGGTAATCTTTGTACAATATCAAACCTATCACTTGGGTCTCCAACGGCAATAACCACTTCATACTCATTTGGGTCAAATTGAGATAACGGCAGTATTAAATTGTCATGACCATCCCAATATTTGTCATCAACAAAAAATTTAGTATTAACTCGTTCAATTAACGATAAACTCCAATATACCTCTCTCGCAAAACCGCCAGCCCCTATGATTCCTTTTTTCATTTTGTATAAATTTCAAATTTAGATAAATCAGGATAAGGTAACTCTAAATCTTGATTATGTTTTTTAGTCCCATCTAAGTTATAGAATTGTGTCATCATTAATAATCCTCTTGCCGATAATTCCGGCATCATATAAAAATTCCAACCTAACATATCAAAATTATCATCATGATATGAACATTCTCTTCTACCACTAAATCTTGCTCTTTTAAACCATAACATTGCCTTATGATCATCAGTTAAAATTGCACCTCCCTTACTCAATTTTAATGTTTTATATGGACCTGTAAATGAAAGACACATATGTGTTTTTGGTATATACATATCCGCAGTAAACCTCAACGCAGAATCCCAAACATTACTTGGTGATAGTTGGTATGCACCTTTGATCATATCTCCATCAACAGGTGTGAAATTAACTTTAAGTCCAGCATGAATAATTTCGCACGGTACAGATGGGTATGTTTTTGAAGGACAGTCTACCTTATCTGTTGTTAAACTTTTCTTTATATTTTTTTCATAGTATAATGCCAAAAATAATGCGTTACTCATATTATCTAACGCGATTGCATATTTTGATCCGGTGTAATCACACAACTCCTTTTCAAAATCTTCTGTTATTTTATGTACTCCGTTTGCCATAATAATTTATTTATTATTATTTATATATTCTATTATTTCTTCTTTGTTTTTTCCTTCACTAAACATCCTATATACATTGCGTGAAAATTCGTCCGTAGTCATTACCGCATCGGCATCTAAATAAGTCATAATATCATTTAAGTGAATAAGGATGTTTTCTTTCTTTAAAAATCTTTTGTTAAAACCCATTTTTAATTTTCTAAAAATTCTTTTTCGTTTTTCTTTTTCTCTTGTTCAATATTGTAATTTCTCGTTTGATTAATTAACATTATTGTTTTTCTCTTAAATAAAGGTAATAATGTTTCTTCAATTGGGTAATCTCCTTTACTAATCATCTCCAAAACTGGTAACTTTGTTTTGTTTTCAGTTTCAGAAAATGTAGTGATTATCTTTGGTATTGTCAATTTAGTTTTATCATCACAATAAATTAACTTAACGATTGTCTTACTTTCAGGTGATTTTTTAGCCGCTGGTGATACTTCATATTCCCAAACATAATACTTGTTGTCTCTCTTATCTAAATGGAAGAAGAAACCTTTGTTAGATAGAATTTCTTTTTTATTCTTCCTGTATTTTGCATCAATACTATCAAAAACTATTGTCCACACAGATTTTGCAATGTTGAAGTATTCCAACATTCTTGGTGCGGTGTATTGTAAAATCTTTATGAATTCTTCATACTCGTCGGTTGACATCTCAGGAACACTTTTAACTTTAAGATCTTTCACTAAAAGTTCGTCATCAACCGAATTAAATTTTTTATTTGTGTATATGATTTTCTTATCCCTGATAAGTGTTTGTATGTTCGCTAAATGTAATGATAATTCTATAAACCCAGGGTAAAGTTCCATGTTGTCTAACTTTTCTCCCATTCGTTGAAAATATGAAAGTAACTTATACTCTTTATGTTCTCTATCAATTGGTCTTTCGAACATCCAATCGGTGTCCATTACAAATTCTATTTTTTTCTTCCTTGTCATTAACTTAAACATAAGAATATTATTACTTTCTGTAAAGGTATTAATCTATTCTCATTACAACAAAATTTGAGTCATTTACACTAACGATATCGTAATTACCATCATAACTGGATAATACACCATAATCTGCATTATCAATTAACTCACTTAATAAACTTTTTCTATCAATAAATCTTTCATAATCATCCCCCATATCATCTAACCAACCTGTGGGGTCATCTTTAATTTCTTGTAGTTTATCTTCAACCGCTTCTTCTACCTCATCATCATTTAGATCACCATCCGGCTCATCTTTTATATCTTGTATTTCAATATCAATGTCTTCTATTTCACTTTCAATTTCATCTGACCTTGATTCGTTATCTGATTCATGTTCACCATCCTCATCCTCATCTTCATAGTATACTTCATCAACTTTTTTACTATTTTGGTAAATTTGCCATTTATTTTCAGACCATTCAACAATTAAAATGTTATTCATGTAATCGTTAAATTTGAAGTATTTAACACTCTCAACTTCTTCTTCCGTAAGTGGGGATCTGGCACCACATTTAATCAAATAGGTTTCTATTTCAAGAGACCTTTTTTGGTTTTGTAGTTTTTCAATTTCTCTATCTTGACTGTTACTAGTTTCTCTACTAACATCATAATTTTCAGGATCGTCCATAACCCATTCACGAATCATGTCTTCATAATATTCCGCAACTTCGTCACCATCAATATGATATGATAAAGTATTTTTATCAAAATTTTGATAATCACTTACAAAATCTTCATAATAGTCAGAAATCGAATCATCCGCATCACTTTCTGACCCAACCGCATAACGATAACCACTCACATCATTATGTGTTGACCTAAATACATCTAACTCATAATGGGTACCCTCAGGTATTAAATCATATACATCATTATCATTACGTTCAAGACTATCAATGTCTTCTTGTAGTTCATCACGTTCATTTTCTAATTCTTCTATTATTTCAGGATCTTCTTCATTTTCTATTCTTTCTTCAAGTTCTTCAAACTTTCTTTTAAAATCCACCAAATCTTCACGTTCAGAATCACTTAAATAACTAAGTTCACCCTGTTGACGCATATATTCAAACACGGCATTTGCCATTAAACCTTCATCGTCAATATCAGGATTATTTAAATTCCACACACCCTCTTCTCGTCTTCCTTCTGCCTCTCGTCTCAAAGCCATTTCTTTTCTTCTCTCAAGTTCCTTATAATATGGTGTATCATAATAATCTAAACTACCACCAACTGTAACACCTTCAATACTTACAATACCTGAGGAACGAAGATACAAATCACCAGTCACAATTAACTCACCCAAATTAGTTATTTGTTTTAAACCCGCTAAGGGTAAGTTACCCTTAACTCTTATTTTTTTACCTCTAAAATCAGGAAACTTAGGAATGGCTTGTGCCTTATAATTAACAGACTTTAATAGATCCATATATTCTTGTGGTGTGAAATCTTCATACTCAACACTATCATCTTGTTCGACAATAATGTTTTTTATTAACCTGATTAAATCATCTTCGTTAAGTCTAATTATTTTTTTCATATTACAATAAATATTTAATGGTTTACAAAATATGCGACCTATCTGATATTTATAATTAAATAAACCTATTAAAACAAATATTATGGGATGCGGATGTAAGAATAAAGCAAATCAACAACCTGTTCAGGCACCTCAACAAGCTCCACAACAACCAGCTGCGAGCCAATCTACGGTTCAAGAGTCGGTAAAGAAAATTGTTGAGAAGTATTACAACAAAAAGTAATCGGTGATTGGTTAAAAAGTTGAGGTGGGAAATATTTTCCACCTTTTTTTATATTTATAAGGTATGAATGATATTGAAGAGATAATAGAAGAATTTAATGATGGTAATTGGGATGATATATCCAAAATATTCAACAAGAGGATTGAAGTATTTTTAAGTTTTATACTTAGAAAGGGTTTAATCGATGAGTTAGACTTGTCCAACATACCTTATAATAACGTACCCTCATTTGATTTTTTAGTTAAAACAAAACTTTTGGATAACTTTGAATATAAATCCATACCAGAAGTTCTTGAGAATGATTTTCTCTTATATAAAATACAACAGGATCCCGACACTTGGTTGGAATGGATAACTGAAAACATTTTAACTGATGTTCAAAAAAGATCGGATGGGTATTACCTACAATTAAGAGACCGTACAGAACTTGCCGAATTATTTGATGATCGTGGTCGTGATACTACGGCAAAAGATGTTGCAGAACGTGTATTAGGTGAGGATTACTGGGAAGATTTTTACGATTCAACCAATAATGTTTATGAAGATGTAATTGAAGAATTAGATGTTGAAAATGTTATAAAATTAAGAAATTATATATTCAGAGAAGTTGGTAATGTTGAGTTTTCATTAGAAAAATATGGCTCAGATTTTTTTGAGGGATTATCTGAAGAACAAGGAACTGAAGGTTATTTCATAATCAAAGAAGAAGATTTAGATGAATTGATTAAGAATGAAGAATCAATGAAACAACTTCTAAATGATGATTTATCCGAATTAAAAAGTGAATTATATAGTATTCATAATAATGCCTATAATGGAGCATATCAAAATGAAATATATGGTTTAATTTGGTCAGAATTGAGTAGACACTTTGTTGGTAGAGTAATTGACGAACAGACTCAATCAGGTGCTAAATGGTTACAATATGTTAAAATACGTGACTTCAAAGGTGATGTGGAAAAATTTCTTTCTAATCGTTTGGGTAGTGAATATAGTAACGATAAATTAAATTACGAGGGTAGTTATACCCGTATGATGAAACAACTAATGGATGATGATGAATACGATTTGTTAGACTTTAGAATACCTGATTATCCAGACTATAGTTTAGTTTCCAAAGACATAAATGATATATTCGGAGACTATATTTAAGTCAACTATTTATATATTCATTTAAAACTCATATTCATTACAAAAAAAGATATGAGATTAATCAATAAAAATTCAAGACGAGGCATAGTAAATTTATTTGCCGATTTCATTGTGTCTAAAATTGACCCAAAAGAAAGATCAATAATACAAATAACAGATTGTGATGTATTCATGGTTGTAAATGGTCAGACCACAAGCGAAACAGAACTTAACATTGATGAGTTAAAAAACGAATTCAATGAGACCTATAAGGATCTACTTAAATCATTAGACTTAGAACATTTTAATGTAATTAATATAATCAAATACGGAGTTGAGATATTCCCTATTGAGAAGGGTTTAGTTAGTACCAACAAAAAAGTATTTGTAAAAGAAGATGAGTCATTTAATGAAATCTCAATTAGTTCTGAGTTTCCTTATGGGTATAGTTTACGTACAGGTAGATCTATGGCTTACTACTCACATTACATACTTAACCAAATTTCATCAACAATAGGATCGGATAGTATGTATGTCCATTTCTTACCTAAAGTAGATGATGAGGTAGACATTAATGTTGTTGTTGACTCAATGTACAACACTAAAACTATCAAATCATTAATTTTAGATGTATTTGACTTCGATTTAGAAGACTTCTCTAATAGAATGGAGTCTTATGACCTTACCCAAGATATATTGGATCCTGATGGAGAAAAACCATACTTGGTTCAGGACAGATTACAGGATATAATTATATTCTAAAAAGAAACCCCACTGATAAGGTGGGGTTTTTTATTATCTTTCGTAAAACTCTTTGATGATTGTTACCCCTTCATCAAGTTCATTAAAATCTCGTTCAGGTGCGTATAATTCAGTTTTAGAATTTTCTTGTCCTGGTGATTCAATTAACATAAATGCCGGAACATATTCATTCTTAGTTATTGAAACAAACATATCATATTCATCACTATGTTCGTCAATATCTCTATCAACATAAGGTATGTTTTCTTTATCTAACATCTCCTTAAGTATTTTACAATGAGGACATGACTTCATTGAAAATATGATTGCTAATTTATCCATTGATTAACTCACTTAATACCCCATTTATCTGACCTTCGTTCATTAATCCAACTTTAGTATCAATAACATTCCCATTTTGGAAAACTTTAATTGTTGGTATACTTCTAATACCTAAACTCATAGCAATCTCTTTATTAAGATCAATATCCATTGTATACATCTGAACTTCAGATTTATTTTTGTTTGCAATACCCTCAAAGATTGGTTTCATTATACCACATGGTCGACACCAAACTCCATGAAAATCAACAATTATTTTCTCACCTTTGTTAATTTTTTCTTGTAAATCTACACTACTAATTTCCATAATTTTTATTTAATTTTTGATAAGTTTTTAATGAAGAATGATACTTCGTTTAATTGATCCATATCGTAATAAATTTTCATCTGATACGACATATCTGCGACCTCCATTTTAGATAAATATATGTAAAACCCAGATTTATGTTTAAGAATTGATTCTAAATGATTAAGTTCAAATTCAAACTCAACACTATCCAAGTATTCAATTTCAAATTTCTTTTCAATTAACAATGCAGGAGTTAAACCTAAAACAGTATTAACCTTAATGATACCATATAACTTATCATGTCTTTCTTTTAAGATATCCAAAAAATCATTTTCCCGTCTAAACATATTAACTATAAATTAAAAAAGTGGGGTTGTTCACCCCACGTTTCTTTTTAGATCATTGACTCAGCAGTCTCCCAAAGTTTTGTGTTTATTGCGTTTACCGCCATAATGTTTTTCAAACCTCTCAACCCTGTCTTACGACCACTTTGTGATTTGTACTCAACCCCACCTCGTACAAATTTCTCTTGTACTACGTTGAAGATTTTCCAAAGGTCGTCTCCTTCATCTTCCTTACGATTAGGTGTCAACAAGTCAACCAAATCAAGTGTTGAAGGAACTGAACCTGTTGCCCATCTAAGTTTAGATGCTTTTTGAACGAACTCCACTTTCTCGTCCATAGTAAGTTCACGTTCCATCATTCGTCCAACAGAGTGTTGGATCATTGGTAGTTTACCCGCAAATGACTCAGTAAGTCGTTTTACGTCATCAAATTCAAATCTTTGGTGTCTCACATTAAAAGACTCCGCAAGTGCGGTGGGAACCGTTAATCCGTTTGAGCAACATAATCTGAATAATCCCGCAGATACCGATAGTGCTGACATCCCATTGTGTGAGTTTTTAACAACAGCTTCAAACAAGGTGTCCCCAACTTTTGGTAATTCTCCATTACGAAACCTTACTTGGTGTGTTGCGTGAATACCTCTACCTGTTTGTTTAACATCTGAAATTTGCCAACCTTCACGATCAAAATATTCAATAAGTTGATCCGTAGGTACGAATACGTATTTATTAGACAATTTATTAGACGCTGATGTTGCAAAAATTGAGGGTGCTACTGATTTAATAAGTTCTGGTGTGTATATCATAATATTTTTTTTTAATTATAATACAAAGATAGTAAATAACTTATAATAATCAAATAATATAAAAAAAATTTAAAATTATGGGGTGTTTATACCAATCCCATATATATTATATATATGAGATGTTACATTTATTTACATAGGAAATTAGATAATAATGAAGTTTTTTATATTGGTAGAGGAACCGTTAATAAAAAAGCTAGCGGTAAATGTGATACCAACACATATCGTCGTGCGTATACTACTCACAATCATAACAAATATTGGGTTAGAATAACAAATAAAATTTCTTGGTCAGTTGAAATTATTGAGGATTTTTTAACTTGGGATGAATCCATATTATCAGAAATTAAATACATAAAAATGTATGGTAGAAAAAATTTAAATGAGGGTACTTTAGTTAATTTTACAGATGGTGGTGAGGGTAGTAAAGGTCTTGTCGTTTCAGAATTAGTTAAATCAACACAAAAAAATCGGATGAGTTCAGATAACAATCCAATGAAATTACAATATAATAAAATAAAACAAAGTATTAGAATGAAAAAAAATAACCCAATGAGACTCCTTGAAACTCAAAAAAAAGTATCAGAATCACATAAGCTTTTATGGGTAAATGGGACTGAAAACCATCCAAGAAAAAATAAACCAAGAGAGGATTTAAGGTTAAGAAATCTAACTAATAACCCAACTAAAAATCCAGAAGTTATTGAGAAAATAAGACAATCAGCTTTAATGAGGGATAATAAAGGTGGTAAAAGCCCTAACGCAAAAAAAGTAATGGACGTAAAATCATCTAAAATATATACATCAATAAAAGAATGTATGGAAGAAATGGGTATTTCACATACTTCAATTTATCGTTATTTAAAAAATGGTAAAGTTATTTATATTAATTAATTTAATATGATATCACCAAACTTAGTCTTTTGTATGAACCCTTCAACCTTATTTGTGTAACTTAACTTCTGATTCAACTCAGGAGCTTTAAGTTCAACAACAACATCAATGATCTGTTGTTTAGTTAAAATAAAGTCTTCACCCTTTTTATGGTTATCAATAGATTTTTCTTTCAATTTTTGAAAGAACTCTTCTTTTTGCACTTCTCCAACAAGACCCATAAAATCACCTGGGTTTTTTTCAAAGAATAGTATTAACTGACTAATATAAATTTCTATATCTACGTTCATTATTAAGATCTTATAGGTCCACAATGTTTTTTCATTTCAGGGGGGAAATTAATAAACCAAAACCCTTCGTCTTCTGTCATGTATTCTTCTAATTTTGCGGGGATTCTCATATTAGGGTTTGAATTCTCAGTTGAGAAAAAGTTCAAACAATATAAATCTCCGAATGCCTCAGGAATACTTTCTAACTGTGGGTTATTAGGTAAGTTTATAAATTTCAATTTGGTACAATTTCCAATACTTTCAGGGATTGATTTAACCATATTATCAATAATCAATGTTTTTAATTCGGTTAATTTACCAATACTTGCCGGTATATCCAAGGCAATTGGAGTTTTACTTGTATTTTCCATTTGGATCATAGTTGTATTTGATGGAATATGCTCAAAGAAATCTTCAAATCCAAATAATGCAACATACTTAGAGTTATCATCTTTTGGATACTCAAGTCCAACATAACCACTACTACTAACACCACCTAATTGACCTGAGAATTTTTCTCTTAATTTTTTCTTATTCTCTCTCATTATAGGACTATTGATGAAAGCAATATCAGTATCATTTAACTGACCTAAACTTTTTGACATCAGTCCTTGAAGTTTTCTTGCCGCATAATATTTCAACACACTAGGTTCAGAGTTATTGATCATTTCCGCAGTCAAGTCCATACCCAAACCTAAGTATTTATTCTTAAGATTCTCAGTAAAGTTTTTATAAATTTCATCACCATTACCTCTATATGTTAAATCAGGACTTGAAATCTCAAGCCACATTTCAGCCGCTTGTTCACTACCAAGTTCTTTAATTGCATCTTTATTGATGGTAGTATTTTTAAAATTATTCAGTTCTCTTTGCTCTTCTGTACTCAATGGATCCGCAACAAACAAATGTTCTTTACCTTGTAATTTTGGAACTTTACCTACAATTGTAGCCCAAGCTTCTTTCTTATGTCCTGAATATCCACCAGACATATTTTGTCCATCCGCAATTCGTTTTCCACCGTAAGGTTCAACTAATATAACAACTGCGTAGTTAAGGTCACTAAATGGTTTATCTTTATCAATAACATAATAAATTGTTAAGTTATGACCCAAACGATAGTTGTAATACATATTACCACCACCTGATTTAGATATACACCAACTTCTTCCGTTAGCCAATTTAATACATTGTTCTTTACCACTTGGTTTGAAGATTAATAAGTTATCATCGTCATATATTGTTTCAATATCCCCATAATCATCGGTCTTATCTTTAATATCATCTGTTAAATCCCCCATACCATCTAACGTATGCTCAAGTTCATCAAAACTCATAAACAATAATGGTGGTAAATTAGCCGGTAATCTATGGTATAGATCTAAGTATGTTGATATATAATATATTAATTGTTCGGGTGTTACATTAGCACCATCTTCCTTAAATTTCTTAAGTGCCGCTGAAGTTAACATAGTATTAAACTTACTCTGTAAAAACTCAACCAGTTTCAAATAAGGCATTTTAAGAACATCTCTTTGATTTGTAGGTAAAATAGGGAATAACTCATAGAATTTACGTAAAGCTAATTTAACCGCATTTTTGTCGGCTCCTTTGTTCGCCTCCATATATTTTTTGAAGATCCCTTTTTCTTGTTTTTTAATCTCTTTGGATAAAACAATGTTTTTAACAATACCATAACTTAATTTAGTAATATCTCTCTGATCTTGTGGTAACCCAGCTTTATATTTGTCAAATGCGTTAATAACCGCAGTTATTTGTTCTTCCGTATCTTTAGTTGTAGGTTTGTATTTGTCAATTAAAAATTTAACAACCTTTTCAGCCATTGCTTCACTCACAAGACGTTTACCGTTTGTGTTTTCTTTAATGACAGTTGATAATACCTTAAGTAATTCCATAGTAAAGTTTTATTATAAATATTCCAATAGTGTAAAAAATAATTAGTAATTCATTATTAATAATTCCTCACCCATATTTTGTTTTATTCCTTTCTTTGCCGCTGCCGCTTTAGCAAATTCTTTTTTATCCCACTTATATTGGTCTTCGGGAAACCATTCATGTAAAAGTTCAAAATCATAATAAGATAAACTGAACTTACCTTCCATATTTATTAATGATTTTGAAAGTCTTTCATGATCCTCTCTATCAAAATCGTGGTTAGAATAATAGTTCTCAGTTTTCCAATAAGGAGGATCCACATAGAAGTAAGTGTTAGGTGAATCATACTTTTCAATAACCTCAGCAAAATCCATATTCTCAACGTGAGTTATCTTTAAGAAATGGTCTATCCAATCCGGTTTTGAAAGTTTATCTCTAAACGTTAAGTATTTTGACTTATACTTCCCTTTCAAATCAATAAACGAACTTGTTTCAGGTTTAGAACCACTAAATACTTGTGTTAGCACATATACGTATTTAGCAGCAACTTCATAATCACCAGGTTCTACGCTGAAACCTTCATTAAATATTTCAGCCTGGAACCTGATAAATTGTTCTTTATATAATGGTGGGGTTGGTACCTCACCAAATTGTTGACAAGGGATTGAATTTATTGACTCCAATAGTCTTACAGGGTCCTGTATACATTGGAATAAATTGTAGTTGAGTGGGTTGAAGTCGTTGTAAACAACTTTCTTAAGATTGGGGAATTGTTTTAAATCCATATTAAAGAAACACCAAAACATTCCTCCGAATGTTTCAACATATGTCTCCATATTTTTATCGTAGAATGGAACAATCCATTTACCTATTCTACTCTTACCGCCAATGTATGAAATCAAAATTATTATTTTTTTCTGTATTTATTTTTATCTCCGATTAAATCAATAACCTCATCAAAGATAATCTTTTTTCTATTTAAAAACAAGTCCGTATCAGAATAAAATCCATCGTAAATTCGTTCAATGTCCGACATACCTGCCCACCCAATAAATTTATAATTTTTATCCTTTGGGCCATAAAGTTTATTAACATTAACTCCGAATAGTTTACCCATTCTTTCATTTAAAGTTTCTATAAACTTAACTGAACCCCCAACAATTCTCAAGTCTCCTCGTTTAGTTTTATCTCTTTTATCTTCATTAATTCTAATACACCCATCACCATCAAAATATCCTCTTAAAAAATGTCTTTCAAGTTTTTCATCAATTTTGGGATAATCTATTGTGTATGTTTTATTTTGATGTAGTCCAATATTTTTTAAATCATTTATTATTTTTTTACTAGAAAATCCAATTTCAGAAATATCTCTATTCTTACTTTTCCATATTTTAACCTCACTATCTAATAGTGATATGAACTTTTCAAGGATATCCTCATCTTTATTGTGAATCTTAATGTTTAATTTATACCTATATTTTTTTGGATCATCAATTAAACATCCGTCCGCAAAAATAAAACCAAGAAAATATGCCTTTTCAGGTGTATCTATTGCCTCAAAATAATCTTCATTAAATTTTTTTCTTTTCATAATGTTCCTTTACTAATTTTTGAATAAACTTGGAAATACTAACCCCCTCGTTTTTCATTTTATCAAAAAGATATCGGTCAATACTAATCCCATATTTAACTTTCTTATCTTTATCTTCTTTAATAGGTCTTCCTATTTTTCCCATATATTATAAATATTAATAATTATAATAAAAGTGCGTTAAAAAGTAAATGAACATTAAAAATTCTTCACTTATAAATTGTTTGGTCGTATAATTATTTATATAAAAAATACTATGGAAGAATTTAAAGAAGTCAAAACTGAAGCAACCCAAGTTAAAGGTTGTAGAAAATGTAATCAAACTACAGGGAAAACACAAAAATTTGTTTTTATTACCGGTGGTATTATGTTTGCACTATCAATATATGGGGCGGTTTCCTTATATAAAGATATCTTGTCTTTATTTTAAGGTCTATCAAACCTAACAATCTGATTAATTAATAGATCCCCAATTTGTCCATTTTTGAATCCTTTACCTCTAACTCTCAAAGGTTTTGAGGAATCAAATAATTTAGGTAATTTAATATTTAACTCCCCATCAGGATGAGGTATGTTTATATCCTCCTTCGTAAGATCCTCATAGTTCAAATAAGAGTTATATATTAAATGCGGACCATTCTTAATGAAACCGTTTTCTTCTACCAAATTAATCCTGATTACTAAATCCCCGAATCTACCATTTCTAAAATCCCCAACACCCGACATTCTTACAAACTGACCATCCTCAATTCCATGAGGTATTTTAAGATCTATTATTTTCATCTCATCTTTAGTCTCCAACCCATTACACGCATAACAAGCGTTTATGGTAATTTTACCAGTACCAGAACAAGTATTACAACTCATATTAACAACTTGTACGAACATACCCGTACCCACTTGTTTCATTACACTACCAACACCATTACAGGTGGTACATATCTTCTTTTCCCCTCCTGATCCATTACAAATATTACAACTAGTTTTTCTCTTATATGTAATTTGTTTGTTCCTACTTAAATATGAATCCAACACACCTATGTTTACCGTAATTACGCTAGTATGGTTTTCTTGTCTTTGTTGTTGATTGAACGAATTAAACATATCGGCAAAATTTCCACCAAACGGGTTCTTCTTTTGGTTATCATATTGTTTTCGTTTATTTTCGTCTCCAATCGTATCATAAGCAGCTGAGATCTTTTTAAACATCTCACCATCTCCACCTTTATCGGGGTGATTTTCTTTGGCTAGGTTTCTGTACGCCTTTTTAATATCTTCTTGTGTTGCCTTTTCATCAACACCTAAAACCTCATAATAGTTTTCATTATTCATTTATAAAAAAAAATTAATATACTTAATTAAAGAGTGATCAATATTATGAACTATTTAATCGTACTATTCAAAAATAAAGAAAGAAAAAAAATAATAAAGTCGTTTAAGACTTACAAGAACGCTAAAAAGTTCTACGACGATAAAATAATAGGTAATAAAGAGATTAGATTTAATACTTTATTCGAAAACGGAAAATCCTGTTCATTTGAAATCGGTCTACTTGAAAAACATTCTAAGAATTTTGACTCATACTTTATAAAGGATGAATTAGGTCGTCAAATAAAAGTGGAGTTGGATAATAGTGATTATACAATACTTTCTGTTTCTGAATTATTAATGGAAGAATTAATTTACGATATTCAAACCTCATCTAAAATCTCATTTGATCAATTTATTAAAAAATATCTACCTAAAGATGGTTTGAAATTAGTTTCTAAAATTAACAATAAAATTGTAGTTCAAAATGACGATAAGTTTAATTGTTTTTCTTTGAAGTCCGTTAATGAATCAGGTAGGTTCCTTGACGTGTTAGGTAAATTCCTACAGGATAAAAATAGGATGGATTGTATATTAGTCCCTGACTCAAGTAAGTCACAAAAGAAATACATTTATGATATTTTAGAAAAAGGAGGGATCCCCAAATCAAAGTTGTATAGGACCTATACAACATACAAAAGGTAGTTACTTTAAACTACCCTTCATTAATCTTTTAAACCAACTTTCTTTTTTAACCGCAATAGGTTCTTCGATTGGTGTTTGTTCTTCATATGAATTTTCTAAAACGAATATTACCTCAACACCTGAAATATCAATTTTAAATTTTTTATAATTTCTATCAATTTCTCTAAAGTTTTTTTGTACTTCTTTAAAACTAACTTCAGGTAATTCAAATGCAATTACCGATTTACCATCGGGGAATAAGGATTGGACGGCATCTGTAATCATTGCCAATTTTTCCATCACCCCAATAATACTTTCTTTATTCTCTTCCATATCGTCATTTTTTCAACATTAACTTTATCTTTAACAATGTCTTCTTTTTTTAATTGTTTGATTTGGTCAATGAACTTGGATTTATTCCTCTCAACTTCTAGCCTATCTTTCTCCAATTCATTATTCAACCACTCAATTTGGGTTTCTAACTGGGTCTGTATTTTCTTCGCCATCTTCTAATTCAATTTTTTGATTTTCGGAAATTTCAAATTTTAATGCCTGTAAATTATCTAAATTTTGTTTTTCAAAAATAGATTTTAGTTCATTAACTTTGGATTGGAATAGTTTATCCTTTTCTTCTCTTTCTTTATTATATTTAATAATATTTCTAAGGTTGTTAAAAATCTTCTCAACCTCTTCCTCATTAAAGGTACTAACAAACGAAAAGAATCTTTTGCCTGATTCTCCAGATTCATTTTCTAATAGTGTTTCCTCATCGACAAACTTCTTAGGGATTTTCCATGTATTAGGAAAATGAATATCAAACGAAAGATATGTTTTCAACTTTCTTACGGATTGCAAGTATGGTGATAACGTATTAAATTCTGTAAAAAAACTCATAATAAATTTTGTATTGTGTAAGTTATAACATAAGACAATGTAATACCTTGGAATAATATTTCCCTATTACTCATCACCAATCTTTCGGGGGATGCCTGTAATAGGGAAAATATAAATTTTAAAACAATTCTGAAAACTGACAGAACTGAGAAAATGAATATAAAAAGATATATCGTATCAATATTAGTCATTTTTCTTAGCGTCTAAGATTTCACCTCTTAATGTTTGTAATAAAGCCTTTAACTCTTGAGATGTTTTTCTCGCTCTTGTTCCCGCACTTTTATTACCAGCAAAAAACTTAGTTGTGTCAGCACTTAATTGTTCAAATAGTGTTTTAATTTGTTCTAACGTTTCCATTTTTTAATTTATTTTATTGTTTATGTAATATAATAATACCTCACTAACTTACCTTAGTAAATACTATATGACCAAATTTTTATCTAAACTACGGTAGATATTAAGGATCATATCCAAATCTGACTGAGTGAATGGTTTATCCAAATCAAAGACATCTCTAAAGAAAACACTGATTGAATTTTTTATTTTATTATCAGATTGGTTATAATATATTTCAGAAAAGAATGATTGGAAGTACTCGTAGTGTTCTCCCCTCTTATTAAAGACAATATTTTCTAAATTAAAACTATCAATAGTTTTGTCCCAACACCAATCGAAATGGTTTACTTTATCTTCTTCACTCATTAATACTTTGGTTTCATTAAAACCATCGTCATCACCAAGATAAGTTTCTAAAATTAATTTATGTATAGATACTGAGAAATCGTAATACAATTCCATCTTCTCAGGAATGATATTGTTGATGTTAAACCAAACCTCAATATCCTCCTGTTTTAATTGTTTCGATATGTAGTTAAAAAAATTGTCCATAGATTATTACCTATGGACAATGATAAGATTCAATTATGTAATTGTAAATTATTGAGTCTTTCTATCGTATGAAATTAACGATTTCATTTTCTCAAACTCTTCTTTTAATTTATTTTTACCACCTTTTTTATTTTTTAATGGGGTTTCATTATAAACTGGTGAAGGTACTCTTTTGTATGATTCATCTTTCCATTTTGCCAATTGATCGTCTTCAAAATATTTAGCAAATTTATCGTTAACTTCTGTCTCTTCAGCGTTACCATATTTTTGACTATTACCATTACTAGAACTTCCTTTTATTTGTTTTTCAATAGTTTCTTTTTTAGGTGGTTTACCATCGTAATCAGGAATCATCTGACCAGCAACTTCATAATTAAAATCAGTTCCTTCATCATCAATTTCATATGCCTTCTTATCCATTTTAGCCAACTGTCCATTACCTCTTGGGAAACGTTTAGGGTTTGTTTCATATTTCCCTTTAGATCCGTCTTTTAAATAATCTTTCATTTTTTTGGACACATCCTTCATATAATCGTCACCTTCTTGTTTTGATTTTTTAATAGATCTTTCATATTCCGCATAACCGGCTGGGGTTTTACCTTTAGTAAATTTACTTTCTTCTTTTAAAACAATATTTTCGATTATTTCTTCAAATTGACCTTCAGTAAATAAAAGTTTTTCTCTTTTACCATTTACCCCAGTTGTTAATTCATAGAATACACTTTCTTTTCTTAACATCTTGAAGTCCTGTGAATCTAATCTTCCATTTTTATTTTTATCCAATCTGGCTTGGTTTCCGTAAAATTTTTCATCCAATTCACTTTCATAAGAATTATCGGTTATTATATCACCAAATCCAGGAAGAAAAAAACTATCATCATTTCTTTTGTATTCATGTCCCGTTCCTTTCACTTTATCAAATCGATTCTGATAGTAATTTTTTACATCTTCATATTTTGAATCTGTCTCATATGAGTGGGCAACGAATTTATTACCTCTATCAAGTTTTCCTTTTAAAGTGTGTCTTCCATTATCCATCCAATGATGAACAATTTCATCATCTTTTGTTCGGTTATATCTATTTTCTGACTCACTATCATCTTCCATCATTTCAGGGTAAAGACTTTCGTTCATGTCATCGTCAACATCTTTATATCTGTCTTTACGAGATCTCATATACATATCATCTCTCATAGAAGTTTTAAATGGTACTTTACGAGATCTAACGGTATCTCTCATAGGGGTTTTAAATTTACCTTTATGATCTCTCATATTATCTCTCATAGGTGTTTCAAAATCCATTTCGTCATTTTCTCTCATTTCCCCACCACATTCCATACATTCACCTTCTGTCATTTCTCCACCACATGATTCACACATTTCTCCTTCTTCAACATAATCAAAAGAACTACCAGGTTTGTTAAATTTTAATTTATCCATAACTTCGTTAGCCTTTTGTTCTAAGGTCTCGTTAATAAGTCTTTGTGCTCTGTATTTTAAATAATTGTTCATAGTTATTTTTATTTAATAAATATCACATTAAATTCCTTTTTGACATTTCATTGAAGATTATTTCTCTTATGAAGTCTTCGTGAATTTGGTACTTATCTGATAAATCGTTTATTACTTTCGAAAGAGTCTCGTTTTCAAAGATCCTAAGTGCGTTAATATCCCCCTGATTACAGTAAGGAAACTTTTTACATTTTTTCTTAACTTGAACAAACTTACCTCCAGGTATTTGTGTTTTACGTTTTGGTCCCCAATCTTTTTTGTTGGTTGATTTTGCCCATATCGAGGGTCCTGAGTATTGTCCTGATGATGCCGATCCTGTGGCTTCTTTTGTTTCTCTTCTTGGTGTATTACCATGTTTTTTGTCCTGACATTTGCAGTTTTTCATACCGCAAATTTTACAAACGTTTTCTTTCATTTCACCACCAAATAATTTTGTGGGATATCCACCGGCACTACCTGATCCTGTCATCTCTTTTGTTTCTTCCTTATCGTTACTTTTTTTAGATTTGACGAATGAAAGTATTGAATTCAAGAAGTCGTTAATTTCTTCAGGGTTTTTTAATAATTTTTTAATTTCCTTTCTTATAGTTAACTTATTAGTCTTTTTTTGTTTTGCCAATTCAAAAACTAACTTTAACCCATTTGGATCCTTTAAGTAATCTTGAGGTGAGTTTCTTTTTTCACCCTCATCATTTTCTTTAACGTCTCTTAGTCCTTTTAATGCGTTTGTTCTAGCCTCAGGATTACCCGAAGTTTGACTAGATATCATATCTCTAATTTTTGCAGTTATCTCATCCATTATGAACTTCTAAATTTTGATTCCCAAAAACTTCTTTGGTGGAACATCATTGTAAAAAATTCCCTGAATGATTTTACAATAATATCTTTAACATCACCTTCTAGTTTACCTCGTTTAAGATCTTTAGAGACCTGTTGAATTAGTTTATCCTCAAATTGTTTGGCGGTAGTAGATCCTAAGAAATCTTTAATTTCTTTTCTGATTAAAACTTCAATATCTTTTTTATCTGTTTGTGATAATGCCATTATTTTGTTATTACTTCATATGTTAATGCCCCAATTAAAATACCTGAGACTATCTCTATAATTACATTCTTTCTCTTTAATTTTTTATTGTCGATAACTAAATCTTTATTGATTTTATCAACAATGTTAAATTTTTCATTTGACATCTTAATTAAAGTATCGTTCATTTTAATTTTATCTTCGAAATTAACTATCATACCTTGTTGATCACTTACTTTCTTATTTAACTCTTTAACTTCTAAGTTTGTTAATTTAAGAATTTCCATAGTTGAGTCTAACGTATTAAGATCCAACATAATTTGTTTGGCTACTTTATATGGTAAACATATCTCAGTTGTTTCAATTTTTTTAAGTTGACCGAATGAGGTCAACGAAACAAAAAAGAATAATAATATTAATATTTTTTTCATAATCAAAATTTATATCTTAGTCTTAATAAACTATCAATTTGTTTAGCGTCGGCATTATTAATTTCTTTACCTTTAATCTCATAATAATTATTAACAACTTCTTTCTTAAAATTAATATTAGATATCGTTGAGTCTATTTTTCTAATGTTTTCTTTATATTTCTCAATTGACTCGTCTAATTTTTTTTGATTTTCAATAATTAAATTAATGTCTTTGTCAATTTTTTCAATTTTTTTTACGTCTTCTTTAGACATACCGTTTGATGGTGTCATTAGATCCATTAATAAAAAATACACAAATACCACCCCAACAAATATTAAAATGTACTTAAAATTATATTTTAAAAATCCTTTCATGATTCGGGAGTTTTCTTTCTTGCCGCAATAACTTTAGACCATTTAGATTTGAATTTCTCATAGTATTGTTTCAACTTATTTAAAAATTCTAAGTAGTCATCGTCGATCTTAGTCATCGTACCATTAATATATATTCCATTCGTTTCTCCAATTGAATAAAAGAACTCAACGTCTAATTCGGTAATTTTACCTGACCATTCAACATTGTTGGAATATAAATTTAGTTTATTAAAATCCACAATCTCGGAAACTTCTGTAACAAAATCGTCCATGGTCTCTTGGAATGCCTTTTTATCATCAGTTGTTAATTGTAGGTCAGATTTATCTTTTCCGTGAATAACAATAATACCTCCAGAAATTCTATATCCCTTTGATTTATCTGACTTTATAACTTCTTCTTCTTTATTATCTTCATTGTCAGTATTCGCAGTCTCATAGTCTTTAGGTTGTTCTTCAGTTGGCATATCCTCCCCTTGTTCCACTATTAACCCGTGATTTTTTCTGATATGGTTAATATCCTCAGTAATTAAATTTTTATTTAATAATTTTTTAGATGCCTCTATTAAAATTTTTATTTCATCGTGTCTATTCATCTTCTATATTTTTTTTAAAATAATCAAAATCAAATGCCGGACTTAGATCCGTAACATCTGTGGTGTAATTGCTTCTGGTAACAATACCCTCAAACTGATTCACACCATTTACTTTAGTGTTATGTCCCACACATTTTTTACTAATGTTAAAATCTTCCATTAATTTTTTACATATTAGTATGGTACTATCAACTTGAACTTCGGTGTAAGGTTGCCATAAAAAATAATCCCTCCACTTACGTTCAAAAGCCTTTCCATTATAAATATTACCAATCCAGTTAATGTATCTATTTTTTAACGGTTCTTTTTCTAACCAACCTAAATTTTCTAAAGAAACAGTAATTGTCTTCTTAGATATATTCTCATCTTTAATATATTTGGAGTATTTCTTTGGTTCTAATAGTTCTATAATTTTACCGTCACGGGTGATTATGTAGTTTGGGATTTTGTTATATTTTTTACCGTACCGATGCTTTAGACCATTTATATAATCCACCGCGAATCTTGAGGTATGAGATAAAATTATTTGAACTTTATCTTCCTCTTCCCCTTCATAACTGAAGTCTCCGAATTTTATGATATCTTCATCATTCATCATTCTTTTTATATACTAATCTCTTAACACCATCATTAGTTGTTGTGGTAGTTGTCGATTCCCCAACAGTACCATTACTTTTTATGTAATATTCTTGATTCTCAAATAACTCATCATCAGATACAGGTTCCCAACTTTTCTCAATATTAATAATTAAAGGTTCTCTTTGTACTATAGGAGCCTCAACAATTTTTTCTTCCTCCTCTTCAACATCATATGGTGTAAATGCCAATGCTGAAGGTTCATCATCATCATGTGACTCAGGGGGTAATTTACCTTCTTTTCTTAGTTTTTTAACCCTTTCCCACACTTTTTTTACTTGGTCGGTATTTGGTCGGTACTTGTTT